CGGTCTGGATGGCGACATGTCGCTCGTTCTCCGATGTCGATCGGCTCACGCGGGAGAGGCCGAGCACGCCCGCAAGCGCCTGGCCGACGCGACGCAGAGATCCGATGATCGTTTCGCTCATGGGTGCCCCCGCTGCAGGACCCCGGCGCGCTGGTCGCGCACCGCTTCGGCGCCATCGAACCAGC